TGTAGGTCGACCCCGCAAGACTGACGACGAGTAAAAGGACGGTACCCAGATGATAGGAGACAGCTACATCACCATCGCTCAGCTGGGTACTTACCTGGGGATCAACACGGCGCAGTCCGACCCTATCAGAGACGCCAAGTTGACCACGGCGGTAGTCGCTGCTTCGGAGACCATTGAGACGCACTGTAGACGTCAGTTCAACACGAACGGCATAGTGGAGACAAGGTATTTTGTACCTACTTCTCCACACTTGGTGATCGTGGACGACTTTTACGACGTAGACACTCTGGTCATCCAGCGCAGACCTATTGGTGATTCGGACTGGCAGACCCCTTGGACCTTCCCCAATTTCGAGTTGGAGCCAAGGAACGGCATTGTCAATGGGCAGCCTGGATGGCCTTTCAGACGAATTACGTTGCCGTACTGGACATTCCTTTGGGCAATCGACCGTTTGAAGATTCAAGCCACTTGGGGTTGGCAGTCTGTTCCTGGTTCTGTAGTACAAGCCGCGCTCATCCTTGGTGCTGAGTACTACAAGCTGTCGGATGCTCCCTTGGGTGCCGCTGGGTTCGGTTCGGGTAGTGACGGTTTCAATGTCATCACGGTCAAAGATGTTCCACAGGCATGGAGTCTGTTGAAACCATATATCCTCAACCCGATCACGGTGTACTAATGACGACGGTAACTGATTTGAGAATGGCTCTTGCATCCACTATCCAAGCGGGAGTGGACATATCAGCGTTCAATACAGGACTGTACACGTACGGAAATGTGGTTGAATCCATCACTCTTCCGGCCGTGGTGATAGAGCCCGCCAGTGCGAATTTCCAGGAGACGTTCAACAGAGGATTGGACTCGTTCGATTTCAACCTTTTCGTGTTGGTTTCCCGTGCAGATCCTACCTCAGCTCAACCATTACTGGACGCTCTCATTTCCGGAGACGGTGCCAGCTCTATCCGACTCGTTATATACAACAATCCCGACTTGGGCATCGATGGTGTCAACACTGTCGTTCACAGCATGAAGGGATATGGAGGTTCGTTGGAGGGTTTCGGCCTGCCACATATCGGCGCAGTCATCCAATGCTGTGTCTACGTAAGCAACTCATAGGAGTAAATCCATGGCAACTATTGCCGTACAGCAGCTTGTCTTCGCGGGCACTGCTCCCACCCTGACAGGGACCGTAACGGCCTCTGACGCTCTCAACTATGGCAACGGCATGAACACTGTTGCTGTGTATTCCAACTCGTCCGCTTCTCCCGTCACTCTGACCATCACGCCTTACGGCAACAACAGCTATGGTCTTGCCAAACAGGTTGTGACCATCACTGTTCCTGCGCACGGTTCGGTCTGGGTTCCTCTGGTTCGCGCCTACGATGACGGCAACGGCGCTAATACCTGCACTGTCACCACGTCTGGTTTCTCTACTCTGACCGTTGCACTGGTTCAAGACAACGTCTCTGCGAATAGCTAATGGCTACTTTCGAAGAGCAACTCAAACAGAAGGCCATCGACGACCTTCACGGACTGCGCAAAAGGGTATTTACCGTCGCCGGTCCGCACACTGTTTTCGGCAAGCACAAAGGCGAGACTGTAGAAGCAGAACTTACCGATGAGCAGGCAGACGCATTGATCCTAGGCGGACATGTTGTCGAAAAGTCAGCGACCAAGGCAGTTGTGCTCGAACCCGCTGAAGAAGCACCTCACACCGAGGCAGTCACTCACGTAGAAGACATGGCTGTCGTAAAACTACCTGGGGCCGTCACTAGTGCCCAAGACAAGAAATAAGGAGTCACTGTGGCTCAGTTCATCCTCAGAAACCCTCAGATTGTCGTCAATGGCGTCAACCTGTCCGATCACGCTACCGACCTCGAAATCGATGTCAAGTACACTGCGGTCGATATCACCAACTTCTCTGGCCTCGGTAAGATGGCTATGGGCGGCCTGCGTGACGACTCGATCACCGTTACTTTCCAGCAGGACTTTGGCGCTGCCGAGGTCAATGCCACTCTGGAGCCGCTGTTCTTCAATGCGACTACCTTTACCGTGACCATCAACCCTTTGCCCGGTGGTAATTCTGTGACCAACCCTCAGTTCACTGCGAGCTGCATTCTTCTGGAGTACATGCCCCTGTCGGGTAAGGCGGGCGATTTGTCCACCACGAAGATCAAGTTCAATGTGCAGGGCCAGGTCTCTTACGCCACGTCGTAATGGTTTCTTCATGGCTGAGCTTCAACACGTCTGGCCTGGATGATTTTGTCCGGACAGCCGATGCTTTGGAGACTGTGCAGAGCGAGATCCCTCAGTGGATTCGTAAAGACATAGACAGTGAAGTCAACACGCTGATGTTGCGTGCCGGTGCCAAGCTTCAGGCCATGGAAATTCATGGAAGAAAGCAACGAGGACTGCGCGCGTCTATCGTCTCTGGCATGAAGACGGAAGACTATTCGGATTCAAGTGGCGATGGCTCCAAGATCACGGTCTCTGTACCCGATTCGAAAGAAGCCCCACTCCCTCAACTCTTGGACGTGGGGCTTACTTCAGGAGGATGGGAACATCCATTGTTCGGACGTAAAAAGACGTGGTATTGGGAGACAGGAAATGTTCCTTGGTTTTCCGAGACCATGGAGTCAGCCAAACCAGAAATGGAAGAACGGATTCAAAATATATTGGACCAAGCTTCCGATCAGATACAAGGGCTGTAAAACCCTTCCACAAGCGGAAACAGATCACATGTCGCGGGCCGTGTGATCTGTTTCCTTCTCCTCATGATAACACAGACCCGCAATGCCCGCAATATACTTTAAGCCCGTAAAGGAATAAACAAAATGGCACTCTTGACCCGCGACGAGATCCTTAACGCTGATGACCGCAAGCTAGAAGAAGTTCACGTTCCTGAGTGGGGTGGCTCTGTTCTGGTGCGCACACTGTCCGGTAAAGAACGCGACGAGTATGAGTCTGGAATCGTTTCCGTAAAAGACGGTAAGTCGGTTCAAAACTACGAAAATGTCCGCGCTAGGCTGGTAGCCCTGTGTGTTGTCGATGAAAAAGGCACTCGACTGTTCAACAAGTCCGATGTCTCGGCTCTCGGCAACAAGTCTGTGGCTGCTCTTCAGCGTGTTTTCAACAAGTGTCAGGAACTCAATGCTATCTCTGATGACGATGTAGAGGAGATGGTCGAGGATTTCAGCAACGGCCCCGACGAGAGTTCTACTTCAGACTAGCTCTCGCTCTGGGGATGACTGTTCAAGAAATGCTCACCAAGGTGTCGTCATACGAATTGTCCCAGTGGATGGCGTTCGAGAAAATCAACGGACCTCTGGGCGCACAATATTCTGATGACATGTTGGCCAGCATACATGAGCAGCTTCAAGCTATCCAGTTCATTCTAGGCCGTATGAGTGCAGGTAAAGAAAGCCCAGTGCCGCCTCCTCACAGACTCAGACGACCACACGAAGTTATGCGTACCCCTCCTGAGCCGGACACTTCTGCTGATGAGGCGGCTGAAGCTGCGCAAAGAACGTATCAAGAACGTGTAGCCCAAGAGACTCAGCGGGAGATAGAAGAAAGATCTCTCACAGTCGAGGCCATGAAGCGAGAATTTCCTGTCCAGCTTCCAGGAACTTAACAGATAATTGAAAGGCTCTCATGACTACTCAGGTTCTTGATGTAACCGGTGAAGGTCGTATCTATCCCCTCTTGCCTTTGCTGGCACGCACTGCCACACCTACCGCATTTCAGCTCGAAGGCACCCAGCGTAACACCGCCATGGTTGTTGTGCTGGGTGTCACGGCCTTGTCGGTTGGTGCTTCGGTGACTGTCACGGTAGCAGGGTGGGATCCCAACTCGCAGACCTCTTGGCCGATCATCAGCTCAGCCGCCGTAACAGCCACAGGCACTACGGTTCTCAAGATCTCTCCGGGAATCACTACGGCCACCAATGTGGCTGTGGCGGATATTCTGCCTCCTCAGGTTTTAATCACTGTCACTCATGCAAACTCTGATTCGATCACGTACGCGCTTTCTGCTCATGTGACGAACTAAATTCGTTAAGGGGGTCTCATCATGGCGACCATCACGAATTTAGGGTTTGCGATAACGTCCACTTGGGATTCAGCTGGGATGGAGGCGGCCCGAAATGATATAGAGCGTCTCCAGGCCCAGATAGAATCCCTTACCAACGAGCGCGTTTCTATTGACGTCACAGTCAACGGTACTGCCGAGGCCCAGTCACAGATTGATGAAGCCGCCCGTAGCCGTGAAGCTGTCATTTCTGTCACTTCTGATTCGTCTTCGGCCCGCTCGGATATTGATGAGGCAGCAAAAGCACGCTCTACTTCTATCAAGGCGACAGCAGACACAGCCGAAGCACGAGCCAGCATAGACGATTTCACCAAGCCCAGGGACATCCTTCTGGCTACCGTGGTGGAAGGTCTGACAGAAGCGCAGGCACAGTTGGACGATGCGGCCT